TACCACACTTTCCTTCTAACTGTAGAGCAAAAGCATTCCTTGTCAATTATGCCAGTGTGAGCTACTTTAACCATCTTGAGCTGTGATAGTGACCTCTTAGTCATAGTCTCATTCTCAGGTAGATTGATGATAGATTCTACGAGTTGTATATCAGTTTCTGTAAGCATACTGCTGTAAGTGAAGTAGCACATGCTACGGTGAATGATTGTGAATAAATTAGTGCAGTCCAAAATGACATACACTTCCAGCATCCTAGAGCAGTGTGTAGCCAGTCGGGCATGATAAATCTATCAATGAATTTTTGGATAGGCTCGAAGTTAACAAACCACCAGGTAGCTACTAATGAAGTAAAGAATGCTGTCATGTTGTAAAGATACTAATTTTGTATGTACCATTTAAACCATTTGTCATAAAATGCGTCAGTCACAGTGTTACCGCTCATAAATCTACACAGCTGTGATAAATGCACTCCGATGTCCTCAGCTATGTGTACCTTCAAGTATCTGTTTGTTATTCTCATAGTAGTCTGCTCTATCATCCATTGCTTGATGGAGAAGTCTTTATCTGTTAAGATAGTGATAGTATAAATCTTTGATAAATCCATGTAGAAAATAAATTAAAATTAGTATTGAAACGATTGTGAGCCCTCTCTTGCCAAGAAAGTAGTGCATGCCATAGAAAAATAGCCCAAAGGTAGCCATTAGGCATAGCACTACTATGATGTACTTAACTACTCTCATTAGAATAGCTTAGATTTTACCTCAAGTACATTCAATGTATTGTAATGAGTTTCTTTGTATGCTTTACCTCTTAATTCAAACACAAGCTCTACTGTATCATTCACCTGGATAAAATCTAGTAGATATATCTTATCATTCACTAATTGGAATTTTACTTCTTGCGGATACTTATCATCTCCTACCTTGAGGATAAATTCTTGCACTCTAAATGTTTCAGTTACTTGCTTTGCGGGCAATTTGTTGATGATTGCTCCTTCTAATTTAAATTGATTCATATTATTTGTTTACTTGTTACTTAAAAAACCCCTCCAACTGTATTGTAATTTAATTTGCCAGACTTCGAGTAACTGGAGGGGTAGACTTTGCCGAGCCTCTATACTACTTTCTCAGGGAATGGGACCTCAAGTCTCATTTTTGCTACTTCAATCTCTGCTCTTATTGTTAGAGCTTTTGCATACTCATCAGCCATAGATGCTATAGTTGAATGAGGGTGTACGTACTCAGCTTCATAGCCATTTCCGATTGCTGATAACAAGCCTTGCATTGCAGCAATCATTGCTTGTTGGTAAAATTCTTTTTCTGTCATTTTGTTAATTTATATAGGTTTAAAAATCTCGCTGTGCTACACTTGAACTCTTTCATAGGGTTATCTGTAGTAGCTTGAGTCACTTGATAGATGACCATTCCTTCTTTCTCTGAGATAGGAACAACCAACTGCTCTCTAGTCTCGTTTTTGTACGTTTTGTTTACTTGTATCATTTTGATTTGTTTAAATTGTTAAATTCCTCTTTGCTTACTTTCCTAACATCTAGTTGATCATAGTTCTCTGTGACTAAAATACAATAGTCATGACCTGACTTATTGAATGTCTTAGCTGAGTATCTAGCATATTTGAGATTCTCTAGGCTTGACTGAATAATGAAGTAGGATTTTTCCATTATTTACAGTTTAATTGTATAAAATATTCATTGTAGTACTCAGTACAAGCTAAAAGACGCTCTTTAATGGCTTCTTCTGTTGAAATGTTGCGTTCATACCTTAGCACTGTTATTCTCTTTCTAGGGTCAATGTGAGATACCTTGTGGATAGATTTATTATCCCAGTCTGAAAGTAGAAAGTCATCTGTGTCAATCATGCAGTAGATTAGCTCAGCTGATTCCTTGTCACATAGCATCATGTAACCTCTCAACTGCCACTCATAGTCTTTATTTATTCCTTCTGCTGCTATAGCTGGGAAAGTCTCAAGTGACCATGAAGTCTTAATGTCAATGATTGAATTCTCTAAGATGATATCAGGTGTACCAATTAAGCAGTCATTCTCAATAGTTTCTTCATTCTTGATGTAGAATGAGTCTCTAATCTGATTAACTAACTCTATAGACTCGTGCTCCCAGTCAGTGCCTTTCTGCATTGCTTTTGTAGAGATAAAAGAATTGTATCCAAAGAAGTCTTCTTTTGCCTTGCTAGCGATGTAAGATTTAGTAGTCTGTGATAGTGTCTCTGACTTAGTGCGTGACTCAGTCATAAGTTTTCCTAGTGATGATGGATGCCATTTCATAGTGCTTGTAATTGTTGTTTGGTTAAACTGAAATCTGATTTTAATTTCTCTGCGGTGTACTTTCCTGACTCAATTGACTTAAGAGCTTCTTTGAATCTGTCATCTGTAAGGGATGGCTTAGTGGCTGATGCGACTGAGTTACCATCATCATCTACAGCTTGAAGGCTCAAAAGAGATTGTAAAGTTGCTCTTCTGTAGTAAGTCGTTGCACTAATCATTTTTTGTGGATCAATGTTGTCAGGCAATGTCAACCAGCTCTCTATCATTTCACCTGACTCAATGTCAATTATCTGAGTACTCAGAACTTTGTCATGAATAGGTTGTAATAGGAGCAGTCCATTCTCATGAAGGATAGGCTCAACTGTTTCTAGCAATGCGTTAATGTCTGCATAGCTCTTTTTAAAGTGAGGATTGGTGCTGTTCTTAACAACCTTTCCAATACTCATTTTTGCCTTGTGAATCTTAGTCCACAATGGCACTTTGTTTGGTTCTGTTTGCATATATATTTATTTAATTGTTTACAAATGTAATAATAATTTTTAGTTGTGCAACTATTTTATTGATTTATTTTATCATACCATTCAACAAATGTGTCAAAGTCTCTAGCTATGTAGTAGATTCCTTTTGCACTCTCTATCTTTTCTTGATACTGCTTTTGCACTTGAGACTGAACATCACGCTTGTACTTCACTTCTATCTTAACTGACTTGCCATTGATAGTAGCTGAGATGTCAGCAGTTCCTTTAGTCCCTTGTCCTGGTGTCCACTTACCAGGCAACTGCTTTGTATAGGCTATCTCACCAGTTCCTACTTGAATCTTGTTACCTTCTCTGTACTGGCCTTGATTACCTATTCTCTCAGCTTGATTCCCAGTAGCATTGATGTAGAAGATTATTGACTTAGTCAAGCTGTTAGCTGAGTTATCAGCCCACTCTGTAGATGGCAAGTACTTTGGATTCATTGATGACTTAGCCATCATGATCTCAAGCTCTAATGCCTTGAGTTTTGCTTTGTTTTCTTTGGTCATATTGCTTTCGATTTGTAATAATTTTCAACTAAGTGCTCATTCTCAAGCTCCCAAAATTCTTTAAGTAAATTTATAAACACTTTATGTGGATTGGGAGTCATCCAGTCTACCTCTAATGTACCTTTGTGATCAGTTAAGCTAAAGATTTCTTCATCAAAACCATAGCTTACTATTTTATTTTTAACATTTTGAAGTCTCTCAGACCTCCATTGTTCTTGTTGATTATAATTTATTATCATAAATCTGAAAAAATTATGTATCTACCTTTGTGATTTTTATCTTTTGTTATTTTATACCCTTTGTGCTTAGCATACTGAAATAACCATGTAGAGAAACGCTGTGGAGTCATGTCTTTATAGTTATAATCTACCTCAAATGAGCTTAATAATTCGCTGTTATAGTACATGACATCTTTAACAAGTTCATTCTCACTAATGAAGTCATAGAAGTCCTTGCTAGTAGCTTGAATAAATCTTTTTGCATCAGCATTGATTCCTATTGACTTAGTAAGTCCTTCTCTTAAGTATAGCTGTAAGTTTTTGATCATGTAATTATCAAATCTTAGCCAGTCATCTGTGCTCCATTGGTCAAATAATAGCTTGCCATAATGCTTAAGGGGGGAGTTAGTAGAGTTAAAATACTGAAAGAACTCTATTTCATGTCTTCTTCTATCATGACTGCCTCCAGCTCCTTGAATAACATAGTTAGTAGTTATAACTATCTTAGGTGACCTTTCAAATGGTATAAACACCTCATCTTTATTTTTGCGATTGACAGTGATTCCTTCAGATACTATCATGAATAATTGCTCAAAATTAAAGTTCTTAACAACGTCATCAAATGCAAGAATCTGAGTATCTAAGTTGACTCTTTGATATAAAAAATCTGACTTAGTAGGATTGTAGAGCTTACCATCTATCTTGACTGTCTTTCTAATGTGATTAAGAGCTGTCAACATTAAAGACTTACCGCTACCTCCATTGGGATTCTCATCTATTTCTTGATCATTAAAAATAATTGCCTTTTGATTTGTTCTATCCTTATAGCCATGAATTAAATAACCTAGTGTTGATTGTAGTGCAGCTATTCTCTTAGTCTCATTATTAGATACTTTTTGCACTAAGTCTAAGAAGTCATTAGCAAAGTCATTGACCAGGTGAAATTCTCTATTTATAATTTGATTCTCCCAAATGTAGCCATCAACATCAATGTAGCTTAACATCTTAGACTCATCTTTAGTAACTTTAACAACACCATTTAGGAATGGTAGGTATGAGAAGTCATGACCATCCTGCAACATCTTAAGACTAACTGAGTCAATCATGTTAAGGTGATTCTCTGAAAATAAATAAGGTGACCTAGAGCAATGATTCCAAATGTTAATTTGTGCCTTCTTAATTAGATAGGTAAGGACAAAGTCTTTGATTTGATCTACAGAAGACAGCCTAACTTTATTCTCAATGACTCTTACAAATGTAGGTTTCTCAGCATTCTCAGGATAAAACTTGTTAAATCCATTTTTTACTAAAAAATTACTGTATTTTAATGGTTCAATTGTTACTATCTCTTTTTTAGATACAGTCCAAAAGATGTCATCACTACCACTATCCTCTTTAATGTCAATTAGAACATCTGTAGTTATGTTGTGATCCTTCTTTATTTGCTCATCATCTACTCCATTCTTAACTTTTAGCTTAATTCTGTCAATAGTTAATCTATCCTCGAAGTACTTGCTGTTAAAGTTGCTCTTTTTATAAGCTGACTTGATAGCTGATAGCATTTCAGAGTGAGTAAAGTCTTCATTTGTAGTGTACTTATTAAACAGATACTGCTCAGCTACATCCTGATTGATACCATAGTCACAAAGACAGCATGCTAATTCAAAAATAAAGAAATTTCTACTACCATCTGAGAATGAAGTCTTAAATTTAAACTTTTCAATCAGTTCTAGCTTCTTATTCTCATCTTGCAGTATGCACACTGGAGGCTTCTCAATGTATTCAAAACCTTTATCTTGTGTAATTCCTTCAAATACTAAACAAAACTCATTAAAATAGACCTCAGGGTCATAAGATTCAAAGCATACTCGACTAACATCTTGATTCTTTGAGTCAAAATAGTCAGACTTAAAGTATTCAGAGTAAGCAAGAAACCTTCTCTTATGTTCTACAGCAGTTGACTCAGGTATTCTTATGACAGCTTTTAGTCCATTACCACCAGGAGAAGTGAATACTATCACTACATAAGGGTCATTAATTAATCTTTCTCTTTCAGCTACCATTACCTCAGTAGATGGATAACCATCAAAATCTAATACACAAAGTCCTGAGTGCTCAATCAATCCTTTAGCAGTTCTTTCAGAGAATGTACCATTGAACATAATTGCATTTAGTTCTTTTTTTGATGCTGAATATCTTGGGTCTTTCTTATCTACTGACCTAATTAGATTGATTTTTTCTTTAAGATCCTCAGTTCCTAATCTTATTCTCGCAACTACCTCAGCTGGGTTAAGATTGAATGGAGTCTCTTTTGACTTAAATAGTGACTTGAATACAGATATTTTTTTCATAACTCTTGTTTTTATTCTTGCTAAAAAAAAAGAAGGGGAAAAGTAGCAAGAAAACTTTTTATGTGGATGCCTCCGACAACCCCTTTGCAAATGTAATAATAATTTTTAATTATCCAAATGCGTGACAAACGTGCCAACTATGGGACAACTTCAAAACTAGTTGTCACGCCTATAAGCTATACTAGTATTGAGTTACAGCAAAAGCGTGACAACTAGACAACTTTTTTTGGGGGTGTCCCCTTTGTTTTTTTAAAAAAGCTAGCTACCCCCCATAAGAAGAGTTGTCACTTGTCACGCTCTAAGTACTGGTCATTAGCTATTCTCTCCTTAATGATTCTCAAATCTGTGGTGTTGTTGCACTTGATAACATCCTCAAAGATAGAGTACTTAGGTAGTATAATTGGTGCTTCACCAGGATAGAGATAGTATTTAAGCTCAGCTATAGCATCATCATAAATCTTGTCACAATTTTGAAATTGATTGTCTACATTAAGTCCATGCATGACAGTGACGTGATCCTTTTCAAGCATTCTACCTATTTCTGACAAGTTCAATCCTAATTTTTTTAGCTCTGAGAATAGATAGTATCTTTTATAAACTATCCCTCTACTTCTTTTTGTACTGATTAGATTGTGAAGTTCAATCATGTATTTGATTTTTTCTATCATTTTGTTTTGTTTAAACGTTTATTTTACTTAACCATTGGTTATAAACTTCACTTGCAATTTGAGCTGTCATAACCGGAGGAACTGACATACCAATTAAATACTTATGTTTGATATCAATAAAATTATAATCCAATGGATATGAACCACCTAAACAATTTTCAATTTTTGTTAAAGGTCTATGAACACTATAATGATAACTACCACCATCGTGGTGCGCAGTTATTGTTGGTAAACATTTATTTCTATCAACTTTAGAATAACTAAACATTCCTCCTTTTTTATGAACTTCATTGAATCCTTGACCTTCTTTTGCTAAATGCCAATGTTTTGAAATTGATGGCGATAAATATTCATCAATAGTATTTTGTTCTTCAATTTCTTTAAATAAAATTTCACGTTCACAAAAATTCATTGTTATTCTTGGCAATTTTTCAAACATATCTTTTTGATATAAAAATTGTGTTGCCAAATCTTTTCTTAAACAAATAAAAAATACCCTTTCTCTTTTTTGTGGAACTCCCATAGTACTTGCATCTAATAAAAAGTGTTGACAATAGTAACCTGCTTTGTCAAATGCTTCATAAATTTTAATTACATATTGCTTTGCGTCTCCTAAAAGTAAACCTTTAACGTTTTCAGCAACTACTATTTTAGGTTTTAATTCTTTAGCCAAATCGATAAAGTCAAAAAACAAAGTGTCTAATACTTGTAATTCTTGACCTTCTCTAAAAACTTTTTCTTTTCCCCAGTCTTTCTCACGATTTCCAGCCATTGAAAAACTACTACAAGGTGGGGAACCATCTAAAATATCTAAGTTGTATAATTCTTGTGGTAAATCTGTTCTCTTTGCAAAAGTTGTAATTGATTCTAAAAAACTAAATTTAGGATTGTGATTTTCTTTATAGACTTCAATCATTTTTTTATCAATATCGTTATGTCCTATAACATCAAAACCTGCTAATTTATAACCCATTGTTGAGCCACCACCACAAGCAAAACAACTAAATACTTTGCCTTTATCTTTTGTAAAAACTGCATCTTTTAAATTCCAATTATACGGAAATCTGTGTTTGTTTTTCATAGCTCTTCTTTAAATTCTGTTTCTAGCCATTGTCTGAATGCTCTCTGTATATCTACTTGCTGAGATTGTGCATCAAGCTCTGCATCATGGATGATTATGTTATCTACCTTTCTGACCTCATTGATAAACAAGTTAGCGTATCTCTTTGACTGGTGATATATTTTAACATCTTCTAATAGGTCAGCAAGCACTGGTAGTAGTGCCACTACAGCTAGGAGCTTTTGTTCGTGATTCATAATGCTTCTACTTTATAACCATTATTAATATACCATTGTGGAGTCTCAGGGAGTTCATCAGGATACTTCTCATCTTGTAGGCATCCATTGTGGTCAAGGTAGCAATACCACCAAAAGCCACCTAGCTCTTCTACTGAGTCCTCTAACCAAATTCTGTGTGTTGCTGTCATAGCTCCTCAATTTTTAAGATTAATACTGGCCATCTGTCTACCATCAGGAATGCATGTTGTTGATCGTATGCCTTCACTATCTTGAAGGACTTGTCTCTCATTGTTACTTTGTAAGTTTTCATTTTTAGCTCTTAAGTAGTTAATGTATAGTTGGATGTTAAAGTGACCTCTCTTTGTCCAGTAGGACTCAATATCAGCTAAGTTCATGGTCATCAATTTCTCCGTTGTTACATCCACACTCTTCTTCTGTGTAGTGAATTTCATTACCAAATGTGCAGTAGTGTACCTCAATAGTACCTTCTCCATTACAATCAGGGCAAATCATAGCTCACAAGTTTTGATGGTTGTATACTTTTTATGCTTGAATGTGCTCAGATTTCTTTTTTTAGGAGCAGTCAAGTTGAACTCTTTAATCATCATGTTGTAAGTATTCCAAATTGATTTCCATCTTGTTGCTGGCTCAGAGTCTTTACCATAATGATCCATAACAAATAGGTACATGTCCCAGCTTTTTTTCTCTTCTTGAATGATGTGATTAATTAAATTTTGCATGTTACTTTGATTTAAGGGTTAAAATTTTGATTGTTGCTACGATGCTGTAAAGCACTAATAAGTATACGATTTTTCCTTCCATGATTTATTGTTTTGGTTAATAATTATGAAACAAAGTTAGTAAGTCTTTTCATATATGCAAACATTTTAACATATTTTAACATTTGATTGCATAAAAAAACCAGCTAAGTGTGGGCGACCAGGGACACCCCAATCCATTAACCATAGCTGGTGTATTAAAAAAAGGGATAAACTATTCCTAGCTCATCCCTCTTAGGGTGTTATTGTAACCAAACAATATACATGCGGTACAAATATACTTATTTTTTTCTTCTAAGCAAGAATTTTATTAACTTACCTACAAATCCTGACTGCTCATTAACATCTACATTCACCTCACCATTGTTGACTTGTACATCTACCTTCTCAGTATCTATTTTAAGCTCTTTTAAGTCACTATCTTTGTGAAAGTCTACGTCTACTTTATCTGTGTCAACTTTAACGTCTGTAACACCATCTTTACGTGTCACTTTAATGTCAACATTCTTAGTGTCAATGTTGATGTTGATGTCTTTTTTCTTTTTTGGCTCTTTCATTATGCTTCATTATTACTTATTCTACCTTGACTCTCTAATTTTATGACTCTTACATTAGCTGGTTGTGCTATTTTCCATGCTGTTCTTCTAGCTTCATGCAATCTAGTCTTAGCAATTCGCATGATGTTAACTTCATTGCCTTGATTACCACCAATGATGTGATAGTGAGTTCTATCCTCACCAACATAGATTCCAACATGTCCACCACCATCACGCTTGAAGGTTAGTACATCACCTAGCATTGGTTGATTGACGTGTGTGCCATACTTAGCCCAGTTCAATGCCCACAATGGTTGTTCTACTACCTCAACACCAGCCTTGTGAGCACAGTATGCAATGAATAGACCACACCAGGGGATTTCATCATTTGTGTACATCTTAAGTCCAAGCTCTTTAGCCCAATCTAAAATGATAGGGTTGTGTTGTTTACCTACAATCTCTTTAGTACCTATTAACTTGATAGCTTGTACTAAGATTTTAGGAGCTTTCTCCTCTTCTAACCAACTATATTTCATAATAATAAATTGCAATTAGTCCTAACAACATACCACATACAGAT